AAATTTAATAGACCACAACACGAGATAATAAGGAAAAGCCAGCAATTTGACCAACAGTTGATCCGAAGAAAAGATATTGATTGGGATAATATAGAGAAAGAAAAGACGGAATTAAAAATAAAGCAACACGATGAAATTAAAAATGAATACTTAAAGAGAGCAGTTGATAAGTATAATGAGTGAAAAAGAAGTAGAGTTTTGGAGAGATGATGAGACTTATTCTGATTATAAAAGAAGAAAAAATGCAGGTATGCAAGGTATGGGACAAAAAACTGTGAAGAATAGAGATGATTGGACACCTGCTCAAAAAAGAGGTTTGAATAATAAGAACAAAGGTAGAAGAAAACAGAACGAAGCTAGGAAAAAACTAGGAATACCCGATACTCGCTTTAGATCACAAATGGGACATGAAGAAAATTGGCGTGGTCAAGTTAAAGTTGAAGTTAAAGCAGGTAAACAAGTACAAACATTATGGAAAAGGTTTTTAGAAGCCAAATTACAATCTGAAAAAAATAATGTCATTGGGGATATAAGGCCATTTGTTTTTGTTGCTATGCCCGACGGAACGACCAATGGTTTGGTGTGTTTTGAATTGGATAAATTGCAAGATATTGTCTATTCTTTTGTTGAAACTTGGGAAAATGATCCAAACTCTAACCTAATAATCCATAAAGATTGACCTTTTTCATATAAGAAAATATTAAACTAAATTTGACAATTTAATCTAAGATTAATAATATAGTATATATGAAAAACACAAATATAACTAAAAAACAACCTGAACTAATAATTGATGATCTACTTATTAAATTATCTTTTACACATGTATCTGAAGAAAAAGTAACACATTTTATTAATGATAACTTTGATTTTTCAGATCTTGAAGATTTAGAGGTTTATGTAAATGATCAATGGGGATATAAAACACTAACATATAAAGTTGATAGAGATTATCGTTTAAATCTATACACAATCACAGCTACCACACATTTCAGCACAAAATATTCTAGAGATCACAAAAAGGTTTTCATCTACAATCCCGATTTAAAACTAAGAACTGAAAAGGATACATCTACTCATCTTGATTGGAAAATTATTGCACATGAAAAATTTATGAAAGAAAAAGGATATTTATAATGGCTAAATATAACAAAGATCAATTAAAAAGACTTAAGGAACTACAAACTGCTGATAAAAAAGCAGAGGAAATATTAAATAAAATATATAAGGGGGTGAAGTAAAAATGGGAGAACGAGCAAATATTGTTTTTGTTGATCGAAATACAAAAGACATAAGCCCGATAATCTATGTTCAAAATTTAGGTATGGCTAAAGATGTAACTAGATTACTTGGAAGAACTAAAACTCAAATGAGTGATAGAGCAGAAGTTGATTTGATCTGTGCAAGGTTTGTACAGCAAGTTACTAATGAAATAAGCTCATTTGGAGAAGATGTATTGAGTATAAGATTAACTAATGCTGATATACAAACAATGCCGAAAAGAGATAAGGCTTTTGGTGCTGAAAGAATATTTAATAATAGTATAAATGAAATTATTGATCGATATTCTGATGAGGATCATGGTTTGTATATTGTTGATGTATCAACTCAACCAACTGAAAAGAATATAAATATAACTAAAAATTCAGCAGATTGGAAAATTGAAAACATAACAACAAACAAAAAAGTAACTGATCTAAGTTTATATGGATCAACAGTAGAGTACTAACACCCAACGGGGAAAATAAAGGGGGATTATTGCTTATTATTAAATCCCCCTTTATTAATTGAATATATTAAATCTGATATTAAAATATAATATCTAGGAAAAAAAGGAAAAGAAATGAAAATAGAGCCTGTAAGTTTAGCTGAAATAGGAGAGATGACAGGATTAACTAGACAAAAACTAGCGTCTTTAAAATTTCATAATAAACTACCCGAAGCAGAGTTTACTTTAAAGTGTGGACCTTTGTGGGATAGATCAACAATTAAAGTTTATTGTGAAGAAAATAATATAGGACCTAACTTTAGTTAATTTGTCATAGTAAATTATTATAATTTTATTCTAGTACATAGGAGAATAAATGAAAAAGCGAGAGCAACAACAAAAGCTATCAAGAGCATGGCCTAAAAAATATGTAAAACAATTAAAAATGTCTTATGGAAATATTGATTATGTTGAGCACACTCAAGTTACTCAAAAATTAATAGCATTTGTAGATGAATTACAAATAAATGTAGATCCTAAAGGTTATATTTATGATGAAGTTGAGGATCAGCATGGTATCAGAAGAAAATTTTTAACAGGTGTTACTGTTCAAGTTAGTGGAATAATAGACGGTAAATTTAGAACTGTTTCTGAAGTTGGTATGTGTGATAAACCATTTTTTGTCGAGGGTGGTAAGAAAGTTTCTAACAACGGGGAACGAGCAAAGGAATGTATATCAGACGGAATTAAAAGATGTGGAATGCGTATAGGTATAGGATTAGAGCTTTGGGATACTGAAGTTTGGTTAAATGATTATTTGCAAGACAAACCTGCTACGGCTAAATCGAAACCTAAGACCACTAATAATAATGATCAATTAAAACAGAATAAAGAAAAACTAGACAAGATCATTAAAGAAACTAAAAAGGATATTGATAAAGAAATAACTACTTCTAGTTGATATTATAATTTAATTTTAATTGGAGGAAGTATGGAAATACAACAACAAATCTATTTCTCAATAATCCCCGAGTGGTTAACTGAGAGCAAAATATCCGATAATGCCTTTAGAGTTTATTCAACTTTATGTAGATATGCTGATAAACATAGTGGCGAGTGTTATCCGAGTATTAAGTCTATTGGGCAAAGGTGTCATAAGAGCCCAAGCACAGTTAAAAGAGCCTTAAAAGAGTTAGAGGATCATGGGGCAATTAAAGTAGAGAGTAGATATATAGACAATTCTCAAACAAGCAACCTTTATACTGTCATATTTGATCTCGGTATGGGTGTCAAATCTGATATGGGGGTTGGTTCAAATGTGGACCACAAACTAAAGTCATCTAACCAAAGTCATATAATACCTGTTGATAAATCTGATAGAAAAGGATTGTTTAAAGCCCTAGCTAATAGTCTTGGTTATGAGCCAAAAACGAAACAAGAAATTTCAGCTTTTAATAAGGTTATTAAGGATATATCAGAGGCAGGAGGAACAGCAGAGCAAATAGAACAGCGAGTAGAAGTATATAAAAACAAATGGAAAGGGATCACATTAACACCATTCGCCTTAGCTAAACATTGGTCAAAACTTGGTCAAATGTATGATGAAAATAAACCTGCTGAGAAATATGATTGCGAGAAAAAAGGACACAAATGGATCGATCTTGATGTAATTTTCTATTGTCAAATGTGTAAAAAAGAAAAAAATAAGTAAACTATGAGTATGAATGTAAACCCAAATAAAATAGAAGATAATTTTAACTTCGGCTTTCAAACTGTTTTTTATTATTTAGAGCAAGCTGATGATCTATTTTATTTAATAGACGGATTTGAGCCATTAGAAGAAAATGGAGCCTATGAGGGTGGTTTATTAATGAGAGCATTAGGCTCTGTATTGGCTATTAATTTATCTAAAGAAACTAACGATTTTGTAATTTCTATTATTGACTCAGAGGGAAGTTTACAACTTGTAATGCTACCAACAGGCGAGGATCTGTTGATGTTTTTATTAGGATTACGAAGAGAATTAGTTGATAGTAAATATTTTTTATAATATGGCCGAGTTTTATTAATTTTGTCATAGTCAATATTTATAATTTAATTAACAAATAAAATTCCAAAGGGGGAATAATGCCTAAACAATTTGATAAAGAATGGTTATTAAATAAAAATAAAAAAAGTATCTTTAATTATGGATATAGTTATCCCGAAGCCGAAAAGGTAAATGAAGATATTATAAATATAGTAAAACAAGAAATACAACACCTTAAGGAAAGAAAAACTAGATTTGTTGTAATGTCTAAGAATATTTTTAATAAAAAGTCTGATGATGTATTTGAGCTAGTTTTAAATAAGGAAATAGATAGGTGGAATAACCTTTTAATTGTTTTAGAAACACAAGGAAACGAAATCAAAATGTCTGAAATGTTAGAAGATGAGGCTAGGTTTAACTGCTAATGGTAGATTTTAAAGATAAAGATTTATTAAAATCAATGTTCTCTAAAACATTTTTAAAAGAAAAATTTGTCGATCAAACAAGTGAAAATTCCTATATAGCCACAGAGAATATATTGTGTTGGGATATTGAAACAGCAGAAAGTTTTGATGATCAACACACAAGAGCCTTTGCAGTTTTTAACGAGGGTGTTCCTATGTATTGTGTAGAAACTTATCCTTTAATAGACGGCAAATTGATCATGACTAAAGAGCCAAGCAATCGAGTTATGATCCCACAAGGAATATTAATACAAATGTTAGATAAAGGATTTGAGGTTGTTAAATGAGTGATAATGATAATGTAATTTTTATTGAGAATGATAAGACAAAACACATGGGTTGGGCAAACTATGAAACTTGGAATGTAGCTTTATGGATACAGAACACAGAGGAAATTTATAAACTTGCTAAACAGTTTGATAATTATAAAGACTTTATAAATTTAGGAATTAAATACTTAAACCTTAGTAAAACAGGAGATGATGTTAGCTTTACTAATAAATTACTTAATATAGAGGAATTAGATAATATGATTAAGGAATTATCATAATGCCTTTTTTTAATGATAAGAGAAAAAGATTGCCTAAAAAATTAAGAATGCTCATTGATAAGCAATTTAAACTAGAGAGCGAATTAAATAAAATAAAAAAAGAAGTAGAGGAAATAAAAAAAGAATATGAAGATTTCTTTTTTCAAATTGATAATTTCACATGAAGAAAAAATCACATAGAGAAATAATTACAGAAATACTTTCTAGTGGCGAATGGGTTTGTGGTGTAGAAATATTTAAACAAACAGGTTGGTCTTTTAGAAATAGAATAAGCGAAATGAATGCTGAGTTTGAGGAACAAGGATCTGAAGTGAAATATTATCAAGGTAAAGATTGCAATATAGATCACACCTTTGAAAATAAACACAATGAAAATATATTTATGTGGAGAAAAAATCCTTTAAAAATGAGATCTGTAAATATATCAGAGATAAAAGCAGATCCAAATTTAAGTTTAGCACCAAAAGACCACAACTTAGATGAATGGAATAACCAATCCAAAGAGGAAAGACACAAAGCAATTAAAGAAATGATGTCGAAAGCAGGTTTAAAATGAGTGATGTAACACCCTATCAATACATAGATGAATTACAAAAACGCAAGGCTAAAAGAGTTGATCCCGAATTTAAGTTAATAGCAATTCCTTATGAGTTAAATATAGAGGTTGGATCTGAATACGATAAAGATAAAATAATACAGGTTGAAGAAATATTTACTGAAATGCTTAAAAACTTTATTGAAGTTGTAAAAGAAGATTTTGACTTCCCTACTCACAAGTTAAAAGTAAAAACTATAATCAGAACAAAAGATAATATCGTATCATTTAAATATTACGATTAATTTCAAATCACAAAAACCCCCTTTTGTGTACGAAGAAGTCTAGGACTAGCAATAGCTCTAGGCTTTTTCGTTTATTGATAGTATTATGTAATAGCCACTACTATTACTCATTGCTTATATACCATATATGGTATTACTCATAACTATTGCTAAAACTATTACTATTCGCTTATATACCACATGTTGTATAAGAGCAATAGTAATGACTATTACTATTACTCATTACTATTTAATGCTCAAGACATACATTTAAGACGAGGCTAATGATAGTAAAAAGCAGAGTTGATAGTTCATTAACAGACAACTTGAACAGTACATTAACTATTACATGATCATAAAAAATTACTAATGAATTGACAAATAAATCTTAGATTAATAATATACTAATATGAAATACACAAATATTAATAATCCTAAAGGGGGAATTATGATAAAAGGAACAAAAGCTAGCTTAAAAGGAACAATGCTAGCAACTTTTGAAATAAGACTAAACGGAAAAAGCACAGGTTGGTTTGGAAACCACAAAGATTGTGTTGAAGTATTAAGCAAGCTAGATAACCAAAGGCTTAAATTAACTAATGAAATAGAAAAAAATACAGGTTTAGGTGAATTAGACCAAAACTATGAGCACAATGTTAATGCAAGACACTTAACATTTACTCATCAAAATGATAAGGCAAGAGTTTCAAGATCAGGAACTTATAAAAATGCTTATATTAAAACAATAGCAAATACAAATACAGGAAAAACAGTTTTTGGTTTTGACGGTTTTGTAGATGTTTGGACAGTTAAAGAAGTATAGGGGGAAATTAAATGAGTAAAAACCATAAACACCACATAAATTGCTTTAAACACAGTAATTGGAACTGTAAGAAAAAATGTAAAACAAAAAGGGGGAATAAATAATATGGTAGTAGCAGGATCTAAGGCTGAAATCGATAAATTAGCTAAGTTGCTCAGACAAACTGATATACAATTTAAAATCAGAAATCAAGACGGGACAACAAGCAAAGTTAAATTAGAGAAAACAGGTTGGAATTTAAAAAGAAAAACTTATTTTAAAACTAGACAATCTTTACTAGATCAAGATTACGAACTTATATTTCATCTCGAAAGGAGATGATAAAAGTGAAAACAGGTAAAAACGGTATTGATGTTTTAAGTATAAATGCAACAAGAACACCTGTTGGTGTAAGTGTTTTTAGATCAACAGACAAGCAAAAAGCCTATGAAACCTTGATAAAAAAGACTGAATTATGCTCATTAGAGAATAAAGACCTTAGAAAATGGATCAACGAGTTTAAAAAGGCTTTTAAAATGGTTATTTTAACTATGAATTGTGATTGTGGAAGAATAGAGAGGAAACATCTGCTTTATTATTACGAATGGGCAATAGATGAAAGAATTAATAAGCCATAATCGTTGATTAAATTTATTTAGGTTATATTATGAAGTTATGACTAATAATAAACCTTATAAGTTACTCGATGATCAATTAACAGAACGCTTACTAACAGCAATAAAATTAGGCTCTTATATAGAACATGCTTGTTATTATGCAGGAATTAACTCTAGTACCTTTAGAATGTGGCGAAAAAAAGCAGAACAAGGAATTGAGCCTTATA